GTTATAGTTGTTTGTGTGTTGGTACCCGTATGAACTGAAGTCACTCGCCATTTGATGGACAAGAGTAGTTGTTGGAACCACAATAAGAGTTTTGACATTGAAATACCTCGTTAATAGATAGATGATGAATGATTTGCCAGAGGCGGTTGGAGATACTAGAAGTGATCTGTTATTTCTTACTGAATATACAAACGCATCTAGTTGGTAATCTCGTGTTTCGAGATGTGGCGGAAGATTTAATGATTTAACAAATTCTTTTGCTTCATATAATGAAAATTCATTCGCTGAATAATCGTCATCAATTTCAAGATCATATTCACGTTCTTTGCAGAAATTTTCGATATGTTTGATTACTCCTGCGTATACTAAGCGTGTAGCGGGATTGAATAGTCGAATTTTGCCGTCCCACATTTTGTTTTTGTAGGCAGGCATGAATTTGTAACCCGGAACGAAGAATGTAAAATACTCTTGCAATTCGTATGCAACATCTGACTCGCATTCGATTTTAAGATATACTTCGTCAAATTTGACAATTTTCATTATCCACCCATCTTAAATTTCTCCCAGTCAATAGCTGCTTTGATATTGTAGCCACGACTAAGTATTGTCTTGATTATAGATTCTAGAAGATCAATCTTCTCATTTTGAATCCCGATTTTTAGCGATAGTGTTATAATATCTCTATCTGCTTCCATGTAGTTATTAACTTCTGATTTGACTACTCTGCCAATAGGGGGCATTTCCCATCCACGCTCGACACTTTCTTTTGATGGTCCTTGCGTGTAAAATTCAAACTTCTCTAATCGCAAAACTTTAAGATCTGCTTCTAATGATCTGCGAGTAATACGCTCTTGCGATAGAATTCTAAAATACTTATGATGTAGTTTAGATACCTTTAATGCTTCGTCACCTAGTTCTGTTTTATCAAAGTCAGTATCGGCATCCCACTCTTCAAAAATCTTTTCAATCTTCATCATTCACTCCTGCTATAGCAAATTACATTATAACATAAGATTTGAAAATTACAAGGTTTTAATTTTATATTGAGTGTATGCGAATGTCGCAGTTACTTCTATGTAATCGACAGTAACGTCAGTAGTGTTAAACTCTAGATCAGACAATTCTATCGGAAATGCATCTTCAAATACACATTCGATATTAGGAGATTTTCCATTTGTTGTGATGATCAATGATGCATCAGATTTCAAGCCGCCGCCTGCTAATTTATCTTCTTCAGCAATGAGACGATATTCATTAAATTCTTCAGGGAAACCTAAACCTCTCAACCAATAATGTAGTTCTAGGAAATTTTTTAAATCTTCGTCAACTTTGAATGTTATTTTAAATTCATTGTATAGTATGTGATCACCTGAATAAGGAATAGCAACAAAGGGGTTAGGTGCTTCAGGTGATTGTGCTATAGACAATCCTGGAATATTTGTGCTTTGAACAAAGAAGTTCACATTAGGAAGTTTTTTAATTTGAAACTTGAAACCTAGCGGTGATAGGAAATTTTTGTTTGCTGTGATATAATCTAATTGGGTCATGTTGATCTCCTTCATCAGTATTTATAATGTGAAAAAGGCGGCAGATTGCTCTGCCGCCAGTCAAGCTCGGTTAACCCGAATCTTATTACATCAAGTTGGTGATAAGAACACGACGATAGTACTTGTTGGTGTTGAAAGTCAACGCACCTTGGGTTGATGCTGCAGAACCATCAGCGAATGGATTTGATACCATGCCGTAACGAGTCTTGAAGCCAATCTTTGGCTGGAAGGTGTTAGGATCAACTGCGCGAACCATTTGTAGAGGAACGTAAGGGCAGTAGAATAGACCTGCGTCGAATGCGTTTGCACCCTTGTAACCCATGGTAGCATAGTTGCCGCCAATTGCATATGGGTCGATGTAAACACGTAGGCGACCATTTAGAACACCTGCGAAGGTTGCTCCAGTATCGTCAACGTTTAGGTTGTTGCTGTTCAAAGCAGGAGTATAGTCTAGAACACCAGCCATTTGCAATGCAGACGCAACGTCTGAAGAGCAAAGTAGGATGTTACCCTTGCCGCGACGAGTTTGCTTAGCGATTTGGTTCGCTTCACGCTCTAGTTGGAACATCAAGCCCTTGAACTTTTCAACTGACCAACGACCATTTGAGTCGGTGTCAAGGTCGAATACGCCAGCTGTTGTTGTGTTGTCTGAAGCACCAGTAACAGCAGTGATGTTGATAGTACGAACTACTTCACGATTGATTTCTGCAAGAATTTCTGCTGAAAGAATGTTTGATAGTTCTGACTCTGCGTCAAGACCATGAATTGCCTTCAAGTCTTGTGCAAGTTCCATTGAGTATTCTGCCTTCAACGCACGGCTCTTTGCAGTGACAGTTACTTTCTCAATTGAGAAGCCCATTTCTGCAAAACCGAATGTTGAGTTACCACCTAGGGTTTCAGCAACTGCAGTTGACATACCAGCAGCAGTGTTGTAGGTGTTAGTTGCAGTCATTGGTGTTGTGTTGGTCGCGCCAGGAATAGTTCCCTTTTGACCAGTGAATGCAACGTTAGCATCAGCAGGACCTGCGTAGCTATTGCCATATGCAGAATATGCAGTATTAACTTCGTCATAGAAGGTTTCTGGACCGCTATTTACAGGCTGTGAGCTGTTCGCATAACGTGAACGCATAGCGAAGATCAAACCAGTAGGACCAGTCATTGGCTGAACGCCGCAGATGTCATAAGCGATTAGGTTGGGCATTGAACGACGAACAAGTGAAATCAACACTGGGTCGAATGTGTCGATTGCAGATGAACCGCCGCCAGATTGAATTGCGTTGCCTGGACCAACAGCATCAGCTTCTGAAAGCATGAACTGGTTGTGTGCGCCAGAAACAGACAACTCACGCTGTGTGTTTTCTAGCAATTGTGCGGTAACCGCACGGCGGTGATGGTCTTTGATAGGATTTAAGTCGGCGTGCTCAAGCACTGGTGCCCACTTCTTTTGAATTTCCTCAGCTAATAGCATTGTATTAATCTCCCTTTACGGTTTTCTTGATAGTTTTATTTATAACGAATTATTTCTTAAGAGTTCTCGAAATAGCAGTTACATACTTACTCATCTCGCCATAGACAGCAGGTGCTGTAGATGAGTCATCGCCCTCAAACTCTTCGGTTAGGATATTTGATGTTGCAGATTTTTTACCAGAGAAGTAATTCTCTTTGATGGTTTGCAATTTGGTTGTGTATGAATTAACATCACCAGTGAACTCAAGATTTTCAGCAATGGTACGGAACTTTTCAACTTGAGTCAGAACAAGACCTTCTGCAACGTCAGAGAATGCTTCTTTCATTGCATGACGATTTAGTTCATTCACAAGTTCAATTTTAGTACCCATTTCTTCATTTAGGCGATCTTCAAGTTCTTCAACTTTAAGTGCTAGAGACTCAAGAACGTCAACCTTGTCTGAAGGAACGTCAATGTAGTGCTCTGCGAATAGATTCTTTAGTCCGTCAATGAATTCTTCTGTCAATTCATTCTTCAATGAAGATTCGACAGCGACTTCATTTTCTACAAGCCATTCTGATGCAACAAATGAAAGATACTGGTCAACCTGCTCAGTCAATTCTGCATGGATTGATTCTACTTCTTCGTCGAGTGCAGCAGCGTATGCTTCTTCAATTTCTGCAACTTTGATTGCAATTGCTGCTTCAAAAAGTGTTGCTGCTTTTTCTAGCATTTCTTCAGTAAGGTCATCGCCGAATACATCAGCAAGATCTTCTTTTACTGAAGAACCTTTCATAGCGATAGATGCTTTGTTTTGTGCTGACATATCACCTGTTGGTTTTACGTTGCTTTCAGGATCGGTTTCTTCAATACCGGTTCCTGCTGGGTTTTGTGATTTAGGCATGGAATCCCCTTGCTTTTTTGAATTGCCAGGTGCTTGCGCTACAGAACCGGTTGCATCAGCAGTCATTGATTGACCAGTTGCACCGCCACCGCTAACAACCTTCTCAATCAGGTCTTGCTCTTTCTTGCTTAGCATTATAATGCTCCTTTTAATTTGATGTTTTAGTTATTTATAAAATCAATAAATTAGAGATCATTTACTGACCAGACGGGTCAAGAATGCCTCAAAAATTTCAAGTTTTCTGTCACCAGTCAATGCTCTTGATGCAGATGCACTGTCAATTTCTCTACGTGTTTGTTCAGCAACTCGACTTGCCTTTAGAATACCGTTGTCCCATACCCAATCAACACCTTCCATGATACCCTGAACAAATGCGTCAGGTGCGGATGGATCAGCAACGATGTCTGCGGCAGTCGCAAGAAAGAAGTCTTTTTGAACTTCCATGATACCGTTATTTTCTTTGATTGAACCCATGCCACGAGATGACACCCCAAGTTGACCGCCAGATTCAATAATACCACGAGCAATGTTACCCATAGGTGTATCCATGATCATTGCTTTGCCGTAAATGTCACCTGTGTTGTTGACCTGACGTAGTTCAACAATACGGTGAGAAACACGATCAAGGTTGATTGTAGGACCATTGGGATGACCCAATTCACCATAAGCACGCTTTGATTCTACTAGTTTCTTTGTGTAACGTGATGTTTCAGCGACCAAAACGTCAACGGGATACATACGTCCGTTGCGATTCTGAATACCACCTTGCATGAAAACGCCTTCGATATAAAGGTTTTTCTTGCCATCTTCACGCTTTTCCGTGATGTAGTTTACTTCATCAATATCTTCAACAATGAGTTTCATTTAACTATTCCTTATGTATTAGTTCCGGTAGTCGGGATTTTCGAAACTTCAATAATAATGAATCCCACACCTGTTGAATTGAGATTTGCTGTTAAAGTTGCTGTTGAATCTTTATTCAAAGTGATACCATGACTAATAAAATCCATGTGACCTGTATTGTTTACGATTGCTGCGACATTTGATCCACGTTTAATTTCCCAATGTCCGTTATTGCTGCCATACCAAATTTGCTTGATAGTTGAGCCAGTGATGACTTCATTACCTACTGCAATATCACTGGTTGTAGAATTTCCTGAAATATTGATTACGGCATTAGCAGTCAAATGAATGACTGCTGATAGACCTTTTTTGTTGATAATAATTGCCATTATTAGTAACCTCTGATACTTGGTTGTGACATTGGAACTGGTGTCATATTTTCAGTGCGTTGTGCAGAGTTTTGAACCATGTCTTCTAATTGACGAGA